ATTGTTCCTCTTGAGGAGTTCCCATATCTGTGGTTTGATCTTGTTCTGCCATGTTGCTCTCCTAATATAGTTAGTTTCCACTACGTCTAAATTGGGCGTAGATAGTTCCTGCTCCAACTAAACCATGAACAGCAATATCGGCAGTTGAAACAATGTTAAGGTCTTTCAAATCTATTGTTGTTGCTGTGTTTAGCATCAATGTAGGCAGTATCGCAGTACCACCGACACTAAGTTGTACCTGTGCTGCTGTTGCAGTTGCAGAAATAATCACTCTATCTAAAATAGTTTGATGTATTCTTTGTTTTGGATTTGGACCATTTACATTGGTTACAGTCGAAGATATAAATATCGCTGTCGCTGTAGGTACTGTAATTGGACCAGTTGAATAACTATGATACCAAGTTCCATGTTTATCTGGCATTACATTGGGCCTCCTTGCTGTATTCCCTCGTCAGGGGTAGCAAACTGATCGTCTTGAACTTCTTCTTGGATGGCCCCACCTTGTTGGCCTCCCATTTGAGCAGCCATAGCTTGAGCGTTTGCTGCTTGGATTTGTTCAGTTAAAAATGCACCATGCTGTTGCAGGTGTTGTTCAAAAAGTTGGTCTATCTGTGGTTGTTGCTTAATCATTTCTATATATTCTGGAGCTTTACGTCTTCGGTTATGTATTTTAACGTGCAATTCATGGTCTTGATATCGTTTTGCAATAGGCATAATTCCAGAAATTATTTCCCTGTTTTCAGTTTCTGCCTGTGCTTCATCAAGTGCTTGTTCAGAAAATACATCTTGTGTTTGTCCAAATTCCAATAACTCCATGACAGTACGCCAATCGGTTCTGCCAGTTTCTGGATTAATAAATGCACCTCTTTGTTCCATATCTAATATTTCTGCTTTTTTTGCAACCAAACTAAATGGAACATTGGAACCTGCTGCGATAACTTGTGTATTTCCTCGCAACATATCTCCAGTGAAATTATCTACAACATCAACTTCATTATTTTTCCCTATAATTTGAATTTTTTGTGGAACTACCATTCTTTCTGAAGCTATCAACAATGCCAAGTTTGCTACTTCTGCATCATTTTCTCTAACGTCAATTCCTGTAGTTCCTATTTGTGTGTTGTCTGACTCTTGCAACAACTGAATTGCTACACCACTTCTTGCACCTGCTGGTAATGCACCTCTTGATACTTCCCTTACACCAGACTGTTCCATCATATTTTCTTTATGTTTTTCTAACACGCTAAACAAAGTTGGTGTAGGGGGGTGTATATTAATCATATGAGGCATTTGTCCAGCAATAGGTATTGCTTCGACTACTTCATCGGCAGAGGAGTCTAGGTTTGATTCTTTGAGATGTGCTCCTCTTGGAACAACCCATTTTCCTTTAAACAACGAATGGTGTTCTAATATAATAGATAATGCTTTATTGTACGCTTTTTGATCTGGTATTTGATCTTCGATAGAACTTCTTCCCCATAATCGAAAAGGAACGTCTATTTCTCTGTAATGAGTTATAGGGATAGGATTATCTCCATCTCTATTTTTGGGAGTGGGATTGTCTCCCATAAATAACATTACATTATTAGCACAAATAATAAGTCTTCCGTCAGGAAATTCTGGTGTTGACTTTTGCCAATATCTTTTTACTACTGCTCCTTTTTCAGATGGTTCTCCACTTGCTCCCTGTGGATTTATTTGTGATGTTGTGGGAGATACTAATCCATCTAAAAACTTTTCAAACGTAGATGCTGTATCTCTAAACTCTGGTGTTACATATTTTCCTTTGTCTGGAAACTGTCTTCGTATTTCTTCCAAAGACAACCATTCTCCGACAATAATTGAGTCACAATCCTTCAATTCTGTTCCACTTCCTATTGGAACAACAGAAAATGGAGATAAAGCTTTCATGGAAATTTTTCCAGTTCTAAATTGTTCAACGCCAATTACATTGGTTCTCATTTCCATTTCTGGATTACCAAACTGGTCAAAAACTTCATTTCCTTCTTCGTCTACTCTTATTTGTTCCACTTCTTCTTCTTGAACTTGAGATAACATTTGACCTGCATTTGGGTTCCACTCCACAGATAAAAAACCATTTCCACAAGATAAGACCCAACCAAGTAGCCTTCTCTTTAAGGACCTCCACCGAACATCATTTTTTATATGAAACCATACTTTTTGGGCTAATCGTGCAGCATCGACATCTTCTTGTTCATTGGAATTAGGTAAAACACTAACTAATGTATCAAAACCAGAAAGTTTAGATAAATTTATTCTATACGCTGACATAAGGAGATTTGATGTCATGCGAACTTGCCTTCTCCTAGAAGGAGGTAGCCATAGCCTATTTCTTGATGGATGCCATACTAAATGTTGGAATCCAAGTAAATAAGCTGTATTTAAAAACCATTGTCGGTGATAAGGCTGTAAACGATTCATTCCTTTTTCCCATTCTTCCTGCACCATCGACATCGCACCAGTTTCTGTTTTGGTGTGGTCTATTTCATCTTGCAACTCTCTAGGAGTAGTTGGATCAAGCGTGATTTTATCCTCTGCCATCTACATCACCTTTATTTGTACTGTAATCAGACATAAAGTTTGGAGGTAAATCCTCTCCCAATGCCTGTAAATAAATAGAAGTTTCGTTTTCCGAAGTAGTCCAATTATCGGTATTAATTTCGTTTGAGTTTACTGGATTTTGTGTAGCAGAATATTCTCCATAATCCCTAGACATAATCCTATCTAATAATTCTTTTTGTATATTAAAATGACTTTTCTTGTCTTTTTCCCTCTCTCTTTCTTTTAAAATAAGAAGACAAAGACAAACAAAGCTAAATGAAACAGACAATATAAGTTCTATCAAGTTAATCCTCCTAGATAAGGATCATATACTTCTTCCTCATCTCGATATTTCTTTGGATACTTTACTTTCTGTTCCTTAGTCATACTATCCCATATTTCTGCACCATCTGGTCCAGCAGGGTGTGTCTGTATTAAATATTTTATGGCATCAAACGCATGGTTATCTTTCTGTACGATACGTTCAGGTTCATTCTTTTTCATAACCTGAGACTGATTTAACTCATCATGCCTTAAATGGTTTAGTTCCCACCATAGTTTAGGACAGGCATGAGTAATAACTACTTTGGGGTCTTCTAAATTCTGCCATGCTTTATACAATGCTTGAGCAAAAGCGACATCATCACCAGCACGACCAGAAACTAAAGGCCAACCAAACTCAGTAAACATATCACCAAGCGTTTTTATTTGTTCTCTATCACCTTTTCCAACACCACCTCCCCACTGTAACATTGTTCTCATAGAAGGATCGTGTGCTATAAACACTAAATCTTCCCAGTCTGGATGTGCTTGGATAGCAGTGTTAATTTCTTGTGGTTTCTGTTTCGCCCTATAATATTCCCAGTAGAATATAATCGTTCCATTAGGAGATATCGTTGCTAACTCAAATGCACTGGGATTAGAACCACCCCAATCAAATCCAGCATATCGAGGCCACCATGAAGGAATAATTCCATCTTTGACTACATGATTTATTGGTTTATAAATATACTCAGCCCAACGAGGTAGTTCAGGAAATACAGGTTTACCACTCGCAGCGTATGGGTCCATCTCAAACTCCTTACGCCAAGCCCAATCAGGCATACCTTTCTTTTCTTTCGCTATCCATTCCTGTTTTGCTTTCTCTGGATCAGCCGAATAATGTACTCTGGCTATAGTGAAACCATTTTTATTCTTGGCTACTGTTAGACCTTGATTTTGTTGTGGCATATCGTTTTCTTTGTGTTGGCAGTTTAGGCGTAGTTCTTATTGGTTCCTTTGGTTCCATTGGTTTTGCTTCTACAACTATTGGTTCTTCTTTAATTACTTTTGGTGATGGTGATAGTTGGTCTAAATCTATGGAAAATATCAATCCCTTACTATTTACCAATAACCATTTTCCATTATGTTCCGTTCCTGCAACAATACCATTAGCCCCATTCCAATCGGAAAGACTTCCACCTTCCACTGTTAATTTAATAACTGTTGAATCCACTGTAATCATGCGACATCCTCTACTAAATCCCAAAAGAATCCTGCGTTTGCTGAACTGATACCTATGAACTGTCCCCCACCTGTAATAGCAGGTTTGGCAGCCATATACGCATTAGCAGCTTCTTCTTGAAAGCCCATCTCATCTGAGATAATAACCGAAGCAGCTCTGGAACGAATCACGTCTGCTCCCTGTTTAATTGCTTTCACTATAGAACCATTGTTCCATAGAAGGTTTCCTTGAGAAGGTTTTGGGCGATCAAATATATATTCTGGCAAATGCCAACATACGAAAGAACATCTCGCTACCTGTGGATCATCTCTATCGAATACCATAGCAGCAGCATCATCAAAGTTCTTGGATTGCCAGAGTATTAATTGATTTGGTCTTGTATATGCTCTCCATACACAATACGCAACAGCTAACCAACTAATAGTCATCTGTCTACTTTTTGGAATCAGTAACAACTTTTCATGTTGGAATAGATGTGCCAAATCCTTGATATACTTCTTTCGAGGAAATAACTTAACTTTTCCTTCGTCTTTCTCGTCTTTGGTCTTTACCATCGCTAAAAAGTTTAGGAACGCATTGTCATTTATCTTTGGATCAATAGATTTCAATGCTGAATCTCTAGCGGCAGAAAGTTTTACCTTCGTTGCTTCAGTAACTGTTGTAATAGCCACTAACTATTCTTCTTCCCATTCAGCGTTATCTTGTGCATCACGCAGTATTTGATCTGCTTCGTCTAATATTTGTTGTTTCTCACTTTCACTTTTTCCCTCAAACATACTTTGGAAAACGTGTTCGTGCTGTTCTGGAGAGAAATCCCCTTTAATCTTTAATATTTTATTAATAGCATCTAACCTAGAAGGCCAATCTTCCACGTGTTCGACAGTCATTCCTGCACCAGTACCAAATTTCATAGGTCTAGTTGCATCTAATGCTTGGTCTAAACGCATATATGCCCTGTGCATACGTTCTGATATACCCTGTTTGGAGAAGAATTTTTCTAGATAAGTCTTAATGCGAGGTTTTCCTAATATATTCTTAGAAGCATTTCTAGAATAGGAATCAGAATACCCTGCCTTTTTAGCAGCGTCTGTGGCATTTCCACCATTTTCGAGATAATTCTCGACAAATCTTTGTTCTCTTGGCTCTAATCCAGTCTTTTTATTTAATTTTGCCACATTTTACCCCAATTTTTGTTAAACTTTCGGCATCGAAC